TTAAAGAATTCTTTGATAATTTATCTTCAACTGAATACTTTACTGACACTTGGACTACACACAATAATAAAGATTGGTGCGTAGTTGTTGGTAATAACGATTTCGTTGGATTCGGTCAAAAGAATTCAAACAGTAAGAGATACGGTGTATTTGATTGTGGAGTAAAAGGAACAGGTGTCGCTATAACTGGTGCAAGTAGACAATGGGATTCTTGGCAAACATTCCAAGGATCAACAACAACGTCTTACGGCGCTTGGGAAGGTCACCAATATTACACAAAATTTAATACTACTTGGGACGGAACTTGGGGAATGATTTATTCACCATATTACTACTACGGAGTTGGTATCAATGCCTTCTGTATGAGTTTAGAAAATCCTAAAAAATACATAAGTGTTAACCAAACTAAATCAAGTAGAGGAAATCCTTGGTTTGCTTGGGGTCGTACAGGTTTCCACGGAGGTTGGTCAGACAACACCGACGGTACTTCTCATAGAACGTATGCGTGGTCTTTTGATCCAACGGATTCAGATGAAACTACGACAACTAGAGTTTATGACGGTAGCTCTTCAGGTGATGGAGTTATACCTAACAACAATAACCTTGTTGGTGCAGACATAACTAATAAAACTGGTAACCACGGATTAACGGCTGCTAGAACTTGGCTACACGGAGGTTTCTATTCAACTGCTTATCCATTGTTAATGCAAATTGACTGGTGGGGTAGTTATGGAAACAACGATTCTACTTACGGTGGTAAGTACGGTTCATAATAAAATATATAATTAAGGAGAATTAAAACAAATGGCAACATATTACTTTTTAAACACAGGCGAACCTTTTACAGATAAAGCAGGTGCTGGAGATGAAGCAGTTTCATCAGGAAGAGCTGTAAAAAGAACAGACGTACCTGATGGAGTGGAATCTTGGAGATTATCTTGGAACGGTTCAGCAGTAGTAGTCTACGCTGAAGGAAAAGACGAAGCGGGTGCGATTGCACAAAAAGCAACAGAAGATGATGATTTAGCGGTTGCTAATAAAGCTAAACAAGATGAAATGGTTAAAGCTGAAGTTGTTAAAACTAAAAAACTAAAAGAAGACGGTTTAGAAGTTTAATTAATTTACTTGAAGATAGTAATATCTTCTTACATCTCCTGGTTATATTATGTACGATATCAAAGAGCTAACAGCAGAAATACATCAAAACGCAGAAAGACAAGAGTTTGTCAAGACTCTTATGTCTGGTTCTATTGACCCTAATCTTTACGCAACTTATCTTTACAATCAATTACAATGTTATTCTGTACTAGAAAAGTATGGTATGGAGAATTCTTTATTTAGAACTACTCCAAACCTACCTAGAGGAGAACATATACATTATGATTATAAAGCATTATGGACAGGTGAAGGCAAACCAACTATAACTCAAAGTACAAAAGATTATGTTGCTCACATTGAATCAATCAAAGAAGACGCAGAAAAATTATACGCTCATATCTATACTAGATATTTAGGAGATATATCTGGTGGTCAAATGATAATGAAAAGAACACCAGGACCTAATCGTTATTACAAATTTAAACATAAAGAAATAAAAGATTATAAACGAATAGTGAGAGAAATGATAAACAGTTATTTAAATGTTTATCAACTTAATATTTTAAATGAGTGCAAATTTTGTTTTGCAAGTGCTACAGCATTGTTTAAAGAAATGAACGATATGGATACTTCTAAACCTTTAATTTTAAACAATGAAGTATTTGATGAAAAAAATAGAGATACAGAAAATGATCCTTTCAAAGGAACTAGTATTGAAGGAAGAGATTAATGATTTGGGAAAGATTAATAAAACTTGAAAAAGATATAATCGCTATACTTGATAGACGTTGTAAAGAATACAATGAAGACGGTATGGATAGATTTAATAATGATACTTGGGTTAACCGTACTTGGTCTAATATGAGTGTAAGACGTGCTCACGTAGATGTAGTGGATGCCAGAGAAACAAAAGGTCTTTGGATGGCACACATATGTTTATTTCCAAATTTAACAAATGGTGGTCCAATTTATGGATTTGATGTTATCGCAGGCAAGAAAAAAGTAACAGGTTGCTTTCACGATTTTAGTCCTCTATTATTAAAAGAACATCCCTTAACAAAATATTTCATAGAAGAAACAAAGTGGTATAAACCATCTAAAGAAAGAGAATTGCCAGATTGGGCAAAGGAAATCTTTAGTTCAGGTATGATTGCCGCTGGTAATATAACAGAAGAAAGAGAATTAGAACAAATTTGTACTCTTGCTACTTCTAATTTAGAAAATTATCTTGACAAAATTGGTCATTATAATAGTGATTCAAAGGAAGAAGATGTTATAAGAGCACAAAACTTCTATTGTGAACACCAACAACAAAATCCACACACCCCTAGAGTAATGCGATCCCTTGGATTGCCTGAAGATGATATAACTGTATTCTGTACTGATAATTTGTTTCCGAAGATATAATTGTTATTATAAATATACAATAAAGGAACCAGTATGGCAAAACCAGCAACCAGAGAACAGTTAAAACAGTACGCTTTAAGAACACTAGGCAAACCTGTCATTGAAATCAACGTAGATGACGACCAATTAGAAGATAGAATAGACGAAGCATTACAATATTTCGCTCAATATCACTATGATGGTGTTAAGAGAACGTATCTAAAATACAAATATACTCAAGCAGATAAAGATAGAATTTTAGGAAATTCAACTGAAACCGCTAGTAAAACTTATGGTGATTCAACTACTGTAACATCTACTTGGTTGGAAGATAATGCTTATATTGTAGTTCCTGAAACAGTTATATCAGTAGTTAATATTTTTCCATTTTCAAACAAAGGTAATTTAAATTTATTTGATGTTAGATATCAATTAAGATTAAATGACCTATATGACTTTTCTTCAACGTCTGTTATTAATTATGATGTTGTATTAAGACATTTAGATTTTTTAGACCATATATTAGTTGGTGAAAAACCAATGAGATTTAATCAACACGACAATAGATTGTATATAGATATGGATTGGAAAAATGATTTACAAGTAGATGAATTTCTTGTAATAGAGTGTTTTAGAAAATTAGACCCAGCACAATTTACAGATGTTTATGATGATTTATTTTTAAAGAGATATGTAACTGCTTTATTTAAAAAACAATGGGGTGCTAACTTATCTAAATTTGGCGGTGTTCAAATGGTTGGTGGGGTTACTTTAAACGGTCAAGAAATTTATTCACAAGCACTTTCAGATATAGAAAATTTAGAAAACAGAATTAGGTCACAATACGAATTGAACCCAACCTTTATGATAGGATAATGCTATGCCAGTTAATCATTACTTTCAAGGTGGACGAGGCATAGGCAATGCTGCCGAAAAAAGACTACACGAAGATATAATTGTTGAAGGTCTTAAAATTTACGGTCAGGATGTCTTTTACTTACCACGAACATTAGTCAATAAAGATATAATACTAGGAGAAGATGTAACTAGTAAGTTTGACGATTCATTTTCAATAGAAATGTATTTTGAAAACAATACAGGTTTTGCAGGTGAACAAGAAATCATAAGTAAATTCGGATTAGAAATTAGAGATGACACAACACTTGTTGTTGCAAAAAGAAGTTTTGATAATTTAGTTGCAAATAAAGCAAACTTAATTGCTGTAGGAAGACCAAATGAAGGAGATGTAATTTACGTTCCTTTAATGAGTTCTTTCTTTGAAATTTTATTTGTAGAAGACCAGGAACCTTTTTATCAATTAGGAAACTTACCAGTTTATAAATTAAAAGTAACTCGTTGGGAATATTCAAGTGAGAAACTTGATACAGGTCAAGAAGATATTGACCAACACGAAGATACACATACATTAGACCAATTAGCATATAGAGTTTCATTGGAATATGGACAAGAAGTATTAACAGGTGCTGGTTCATTAACGTTAGAAGATTATTTTGACCACGGAACAGGTCAACCATCTTTCTTAATGAAAGAAGATTATTCAGAATCTAATATACAGACACAATCTCCTTATGCAGATAATTTAGACTTGAATACAGAAGCAGGATATGATACAGTATCAACAGCGGATGATATATTAGACTTTACTGAAAGAAATCCGTTTGGGGAGATAGATGAGTAATGTTTGGTAAACACTTTTATAATCAAAGTTTAAGAAGACTAACTATTGCCTTCGGTCAAATTTTTAATAACGTTATAGTACAGACGAAATCTAGCACAGGCGCTGTTACTAAAAGAATGCGTGTGCCTTTAGCATATGCACCTAAAGAAAAGTTTATACAAAGATTAGACCAACAAGCAAATTTAGATAAGGGTAGAACTTTTGCAATTACTTTACCTAGAATGGGATTTGAATTAACAGGTTTGAAGTATGACGCTACTAGAAAATTAAACAAACTTCAAAAAACAGTTAGAGTTAGGTCTTCTGATTCTACTGTACATAATTTTAATTATTCACCAGTACCATATGATATAAGTTTTAGTCTTTATTCTTTTACTGCTACAGCAGAAAATGGACTACAAATAATTGAACAAATATTACCTTATTTTCAACCAGACCTTACAGTTACTATTAATGCAATACCAGAATTAGATATTAAACGTGATGTACCTATTGTTTTAGATGACGTAAATTATGAAGATACATATGACGGTGATTTTAATAAGCGAAGAGCTGTTATATATACTTTAAACTTTACTGCTAAAACTTACTTATATGGACCTATGGCGCAAAGTAAAGTTATTAGACAATCGCAAGCAGATTTAGGAACATCTACGGATGATCCTTTATCAAGAGAAGAAAGAATTATAGTGATACCAAATCCTGAAAATGCAAACGCAGATGATGATTTTGGATTTACAACAAAGATTAGTTTCTATGATGATAC